GACGCTGGATATTTAATTATTGGTGTAGAAGATAAAACTAATGATGAATATGAATTTTTTGAATTAATCGCTGCTCAGGATGATCTTGATCAATCGTTTACAGAATATGGCATATTGCGAACTCAATCTGGAATCGGAACAGTTGGTATTGCATGTACAGATTCAACACTAAAAGTTTTATACACCGCAAATCCAAACATTAGTGTTGATGTACGTGTATGGCAACATACCACAAGATTAATTGATAATTTTAATACTCTTACTGGAATTAGTTTTAATAATGCGAGTTTAAACTCTGGAAGTGGAACTTACACTGGAACTGGAATTGATGTAAGAAGATCTTTTGATTTAACTCATAAACAAAAAGATATTTTCCAAAAATATTTTAGTCCAACGACAGATCCAAGAGCAGGTATTGCTACTGCAACAGGTGTTGTTAATTTAAATGCAAATACAATTACTTTTTCTGACGAGCATTTCTTTGTAACTGGGGAAGAAGTAACTTATGCGTATCCAAACATTAATCAATTTGCAGCAATTGGTATAGCGACAACAACAATTTCTGGTATTTCTACTAATAAACTTCCAGAAAGTGTTTTCATAATTAAAGTTGATAAATTTTCAGTAAAAGTTGCTGTCTCAGCAACGGATGCTCTTAAAGTTCCTCCAAATCCGTTAGATATTACCTCTGTCGGAATAGGAATATCTCACAGATTTACATCTAGAAAAACAAATCAAAGAGTTATTGTAACTATTGATGATTTAATTCAATCCCCAGTGGTGGCAACATCAGTAACAACACACCTTACAAATACAACCTCTTCGTTTGATGATCAGTTTACTTTAAATTCTGTAGAAAAATTGTCTGTTGGACAATTGATACAAGTTGATCAAGAAATTTGTTTCATTGACGCAGTTAATTCATCATCAAAAGTTGTTGATGTAAGAAGAGGATGGATGGGGACAAATATAGGAATTCACACCACAGCAGCTGTTGTAAAACAAATTAAAGGTAATTACAATATTGTCGATAATACTATTAATTTTGTTGCACCACCTCATGGAAAATCACCAATTGGAAGCACAACAAATCCACCAGATGAAAGAGATTTCACTGGAATTACAACTAGTTCGAGTTTTAATGGAAGAGCATTTATGAAGTCTGGTGCAAAAAATTCTACTTTTGAACCATATCATAAAAATTATGTTCTTGATGATGTATCGGATTCATTTACTGGTATTAAAACTGAATTTACTATTAGTTCTGCAAATCAAAATTTAACTGGCATTTCTACGGATAATGCAGTTATTCTTTTGAATGGTATATTGCAATCTCCGACAAGATTTGGCGCGAATCCAATCATTAATAATCAGTATCTGATTGAAAAATCTGGAATAACCTCAATATTCTTTAATAGTTCTCCCACTGGTGGAGAAATTGTTTCCGTTGGATCTACAAAGGGTCTTGGATATCAACCACTTGTCGCTGCGGGTGGAACGGCTATTGTTTCATCTGCAGGAACTATTTCTTTCATCTCCATTGGAAATAGTGGATCTGGTTACAGAAGCGGAATACAAACCACAATCAATGTATCCGTTGGAACCTCATCAGTTATTACTCCAAATTATCAAAAAATTGGAACAGCAACTGCATCAAACGGAATTATTGTAAGTGTTGCAATTACGAATCCTGGTTCTGGATATACATCTTCAAATCCACCATTTGTTGTTTTTGATTCTCCTCTCCCATATGAAAATTTAAATTTGAAATATACAGGAGGAACAACTGGCATTGGAACAGGAGCTAAGGTAACTATCGTAGTTGGTCAAGGATCTAGTGTTATTGACTTTGAACTTGTTAATGTTGGAACAGGATATGAAGTTGGAGATAAACTAACATTTACCATTGGAGGAACTAGTGGAGTACAAACTGATACTTCAAAATCATATAAAGAATTTGAATTAACGGTGACGGAGCAGTATCAAGAACAATTTAATGGATGGACTATTGGTAATCTAACTTTATTTGACAATATAAGTAACTTATTTGATGGATTTAAAACCAAATTTCCACTTAAAATTGATGGAGTTAGACAATCAATTATAGGAAAAGAGGGAGCAGGAATTGATGTAGCATATACTTTATTAATTTTCTTAAATGGAGTCCTTCAAGATCCAGGAGAATCATATACTTTCACTGGTGGTAGTGTTGTTAGATTTACAGAAGCTCCAATGGAAGGTGATAATGTTACGATTCTATTCTATCAAGGCAATAAAGATGTTGATGTTATAAACAGAGATATTTTAGAAACTGTAAAAGTTGGTGATGGACTTAGAATATTCCCACCAGAGGCAGATAATCGTCAAGATGAGAGAACAGTTTTTTCTATTGATTCTATTGATGTTGTAACAACAAATGTGTATGGGGGACCAGGAATTATTACAACAGGATTACTTAGACCAGTAATTTGGTGTAAACAACGTTCAGATTTACTTGTTAATGGAAATTATGTTGCAAAAAATAGGGAGGAGTATGAATCTCTAATTTATCCAGCAACAAATATTATCAAATCAATTTCTCAATCAGACAATGAAATTTTTGTTGAAGGGGCAAAAACATTTTTTGACTCAGTAAATGAAAATCCATCTCCGCTTACAACAAGAACGTCTATTCAAATCATTAGTCAAGATACAAAAGTATCAGCGGCAGCGACAGCAACAATTTCTGGAAGTGGAACGGTTACTGCCATAACAATAACAAACGCTGGTGTTGGTTATACTCAGGCACCCGTTGTAACTTTTGAAAGTCCAACTGGATTAGGAACAACATCTAGAGCACAAGCAACAGCAACTATTTCTGATGGTGCTGTCTCTGCAATATCAATTACAAATGCTGGAATCGGATACACTCAATCTCCAAATGTTCTAATATCTGCTCCAAGTAATGATATTGAAACTATTACTGATGTTACTTATGCTGGTGATTTTGGTCAAATTACTGGTATCAAAACAACTAGTGTTGGAGTCGCATCAACAGGACTTATATTTGATTTTTATATTCCAGAAAAATCTTTCCTCAGAGATGTCTCTATCGTTGGAACTGCAATTACTCTAAGTCAAATTCAAGTTGGATACCGTTTCGTTCTAAAAAATTCTAATGTTGGAAACGGAGTGACTTCTTTAAATTCCAGTGGGTCCATTGTGTGGAATGGTGTAAACAACATTGACAATGTTTACGAAGTCGTTGCAGTATCAATCGGGAAATCTAATGTTTCTGCTGGCATTGGAACAACTGATGTTATGCAGGTAACTGTGAGTTTGACTGATTATAATGGGATTACTAATCTTGGACACGGTAAAGTGTTTGGAGAATATTCATGGGCAAGAATCGTAACCACAAACAGAAGTGGTATTAATACTTTTGCAATATATAATAATGGATTATCTGGAATTGAAACATCTTCCCTGGTAAGAAGGTTGAGTCCATTAGAAAACTTTAATTATATTCAATAAATACATAAAAAACCTACAATGTCTGCTATCATAACTGATCAATTTAGAATATTAAGTGCAAACAACTTTGTCACATCTGTGGCTTCAACCACTAGCGCATATTATACTTTTATTGGTCTACCAAATGCCACAGATTTAAGTCCCACTTGGAACACAACTCCACCATCACCAAAAGATAGTTTTTCCGAGGAAAATGACGTTTGGGATACTCTCATTGCTCTTAAAAAAATAACAACATCTGATGTAAGGCAGGTTATTCGTAAAATAACCTGGACTTCTGGAACCACATATGACATGTATCGTCACGATATAACCAGAGACAATCTATCAAAACCATCAAATTCAACAAATCTATATGATTCAAATTTTTATGTGATGAATAGTGAGTATAAAGTTTATATTTGCTTACAAAATGGAACTGATCCAGAAAATACGAACGGCAGACCATCTCTTGATGAACCAAACTTTGTTGATTTGGAGCCAAGATCTGCTGGGTCTAGTGGAGATGGATATATTTGGAAATACTTATATACAATGAATCCCAGTGATATTATAAAATTTGATTCAATTGATTTTATTCCCGTACCAACTAATTGGGCAACAAGCACAGATAATGCAGCGGTTAGAAATAACGCTGGAACTAGTGGTCAACTTAAAATTGTAACTATTACAAATAGAGGAGTTGGTCTTGGAACTGCAAATAAAACTTATACCAGAGTCCCTATCAAGGGAAATGGTTCTGGTGCAGAGGCAACCATTATTGTTGGAAATGATTCAAAAATTGAATCAATAAACATTTCAAGAGGTGGTTCTGGATATACTTTTGGAATTGTAGATTTAGTTTCAGGTAATGTTCCCACAGGAACAACAACTCCGAGGTTTGATGTAATCGTCCCTCCACAAGGTGGTCATGGTAAAGACATTTATCGGGAGTTAGGTGCAAGTAATGTTTTAATTTATTCTAGAATTGAAAATGATATCGAAAATCCGGATTTTATAACTGGAAATCAAATTGCTAGAGTTGGAATTGTTCAAGATCCAAAGGCTTTTTCATCTACATCTAATTTAAATTTAAGTAAAGCGAGTGGTGTATATGCTCTTAGACTCATTGGAGCCGCAGTGACAACTTTTACTCCAACTGCTGATAGTTTTATCACTCAAACTGTTGGTGTGGCTTCCACGGCTGTTGGAAGAGTTATTTCATATGACAACGTAACTGGTGTTTTAAAATATTGGCAAGATAAAAGCAGAGCTGGATTTACAACTAGTGGTGTTCAAAATTTAACTCCACAGTATGGATTAAAACTAAACTCATTTACTTCAACTGTTGGAACTGGCGGGTCTACTCTTATTAGTAACAATGAAGTAAGTACTGGATTGCGAATTGATACATCATTTACAGGTATAACTACCGTAATAAATAATAGAACCTATAACCTTGGTCAATCATTTATAAATGGTGTGGCTCAACCTGAGGTTGAAAAATATTCTGGAAATATAATTTACATTGATAACAGACCATCTATCACTAGATCGTCTAATCAAAAAGAAGATATCAAAGTTATTTTGCAATTTTAAAGAATAATGCCACAGGAAACTAACTTAAACGTCTCTCCATATTTTGACGACTTTGATCCCAAGAATAATTATTATAAAGTATTATTCAAACCAGGTTATCCAGTTCAAGCGAGAGAACTGACAACCTTACAGTCCATACTGCAAAATCAAACAGAGCAGTTTGGAACTCATATTTTTAGAGAGGGTGCAAAAGTCATTCCTGGGCAAACGTTATACAATACTAAGTATAGCGTTGTTGAAATTGAAAATTCATTCACTGGAATTCCAGTATCATCATACATTAATGCTCTCATAGGGACAACCATCAAAGGTGAGACATCTGGTGTGCGAGCAAGAGTTGAAACGGTTATTTCTTCATTAGAATCAGAGAGAGGAAATGCCTCACTTTATATAAGTTATATTTCATCAGGATTAACAAACTCCGCACAGTCTTTTAGTGATGGAGAAAATTTATTGACTGAAAGTGGTTTACAAACTTCAAATGTTATTTTTATCCCTAATGAAAATTTTGCAACCACTCTAAGTCAAGATTCAACATCAATTGCCTCTGCATTCACCGTGCAGAATGGTGTTTATTTTTTGAGAGGAACATTCGTTAATGTTTCTACTCAAACAATTATTTTAGATCAATATTCCAATACTCCAACTTATAGAATTGGTTTTAATATCACTGAGGAGGCAATCACATCAGATACTGATGAAACTCTATATGATAATTCACAAGGATTCAATAATTTTACTTCTCCTGGAGCAGATAGATTAAAGATTACTGCCAACCTAACAAGAAAATCAATTTTTGATTTTGATGATAAAAATTTCGTCGAAATTGCATCAGTTCAAGAAGGACTTTTAAGAAACACTCCTAACGATACACAGTATAATTTAATCAATGATACTCTTGCGGCAAGAACTTATGAAGAGTCTGGTGATTATTATATCAAACCATTTAAATTAACTTGTATAGAATCTTTAAATGATGAAGAGGGAAATAATGGTATTTTTAAAAAAAATCAACTAACTTATGATGGAGGGACGCCATCAGATGATCTTGCAGTTTATAGAATATCTCCAGGAAAGGCATATGTTCGTGGTTATAGAGTTGATACTACCGCTCCAACTTTTTTGGATGTTAACAAATCGAGAGATAAAAAAGAATTAAAAAATCAAGGTATTAATTATGTGACTGGTCCAGCGATCTCCTTGAATAATGTTTCAGGATCGCCAGTTATTGGAATTGGAAATACATATGTTCTTAGCCTCAGAAGTTCTAGAATTCAAAATAAAAATGTTGCCAGTGGAAATGAAATTGGAGTTGCAAGAGTTTATGATTTTGCATTAGAGAGTGGATCATATAATACAACAAATCCAGCATCAAATGAATGGGACATATCATTATACGATATTCAAACTTATACAAATGTGATACTTAATCAACCAGTAACTCTATCAGCATCCACCTATGTAAAAGGTAGATCAAGTGGAGCCTCTGGTTTTGTAAAAACTGGTGTGACTAATCAGACCGAAATTCAACTACAAAGTGTTAAAGGATCATTTATTGTAGGTGAAAACTTTTCATTTAATGGATCTGAAAACGGGAGAGTATCAACTGCTGTTACAACATTTGGAATAGAAGATATACAATCAATTTATGGATTTGTTGGAACTGCTGGAACATTTAATGCAGATACTGCCCAAACCAAAAAAATAACTGTGGGTGAGGCAACTATTTCTCTAAGAGATGGTGCAAGTAATACTAGTGTTGTAACAATTCCGAATCTTACCTTTTCGAAAGTAATTAAAAAAGGCAATTTAGTATCCTTTTTTGATTCAAATAACTTTATTTTAGAAACTGCCGCAATAAAAGGCATTACAACCACTTCCACATCAAGTGGTCAAAAGGTATTTGCAATTGAAAACAATCCTGGGAATAATGATGTTTATGTGAACGGTATAAAATTATCTTCTACTGAATATGTTTCTCTTGGAGCAACATCAATTCAGTTAAATGTTGAAACAAATATTAATGATGAGGTGGAAATTAATGCTTTTGTTTCCGGGATCAGAAATGCTCAAGAGGTTATAGCATATCAAGGTCAAACAGTCATACCATTTTCCACAACGACAACATTAACGACAGCAGATTTAAATAACACTCAAATATACATTAATGGAATTAAAATTGATGATAGTTTATTTAATATTTTCACTGGAACTGGTGTCATTCATCTTAATACTCCACCAACACAAGGATCTTTTGTTGCAATCCGAGAATACGCTGTTGGATCAAAGATTGGATTAACAACAGCAACAACATCTATTGCTACAACATCATTTACTGCTGCGTATACACCAGGTAAAGAAGAGGTATATGTCAATGGTGTAAAACTTCTTAAAAATACAGAATACACAGCAACAAGTGGAGCAGTGGTTAATTTAACAAATGCCACAAATCCAGGTGATATTGTGGAGATTGTTCAACAAAATTCAGTGATTGGCACTGCAACTACAATCACTGCGGTTGGATTGCAAACTGCATATACAGTGCCATCATATACTTCTGGATTTGTAGATGTCTTTTATAATGGTGTATTACTAAGAGCAACTGAGTTTACTGAGAGCACCGCAACTGAAATTTATATTCCAGTGCCAGCTGTCGCTGATGATAAAGTTGAAATCATTTCATATCCATCAGCGTCTTTTGTTTCGTCATCAAGCACAATAACTGTATCGGAGTCTCAAGATGATTTTATTCCAAACGCTTCAAACAAAGATTATGAGATATTTGTAGATGGTGTTAAGTACAACAAAAATGATTTCTCAGAAATTTCTGGAAACTCATCATTATTACTTAATTATCAATTATTTGTTAATGATTTAGTTGAGGTAATTCGTTATCAGAATAATAGTTATTATTCTAGTTCAAAATTTACAGCAGTGGAGGGTCAACAGACATTCACAGTCTCATACACACCTGGATTTTTGGATGTTTATGTTAATGGTATTAAACTTGATTTTTCAAATTATGACGCATTAAATGGAACTTCTGTTGTATTTGGAGTGGGACTAAGTGCTGGTGATATTGTAGAGTTTCTTTCATATACTATAACAGCGTTTAGCACACAAGATTCCGCACTGGCATATGATACATCTTTTGGAAAAGTTAAATCTGTGGGAACAAATAATGGATTTACAATTCTTACTATTGAACCAACTACAAGTGTTGCTGGTGTGAACAATGGAAATCTTCCTAAAAAAACTATAAATGTTTCTGATTTACAACTGCTTGGCACAAAATTACCAGAATCATCAGATAATACTCTCTATACACCATTTTCACGACGAAATGTTTCAGATATTAATTTAGCCTCTTCTAATTTGACAATTAGAAAACAATATGATGTTGTTGTGACTGCAAATTCCACTAATACTGTCATAGCAGAGGCAAATGAAACATTTTTACCTTTTGATGAGGAGAGGTATGTTTTAACTTTTTCTGATGGCACGGTTCAGTCTTTAAGATCTGACATGTTCACTTTTGGTGCAGGTTCTACAAGATTGACCATAAATGGAATTAACAAAAGTGGAAACGCTAGATTAATTGCGACTTTGAGAAAAATTAATGTAGTTTCTAAGGCAAAAGAAAATCAAAGATCAAACAGTTTGATTGTCATATATTCAGCAAACTCCTCATCTGGAATTGGAACAACTACTTTAAATGATGGTCTCACACCTGGAAATTATCCATATGGAACAAGAGTTCAAGATGAAGAAATTTCACTTAATGTTCCTGACATTATTAAACTTCATGGAGTTTTTGAATCCTATGGGACAGACAATCCAAGTGCTCCCAGATTGTCCCTAGAATCGCTTACAGGACCAAATGCCACCACGATAGACTTAATCCTTGGAGAGACCGTTAGAGGCGCTCGTAGTGGTGCCAGAGCAATACATGTTGAGAGAACAACAGATACTACACTTGAAATTGTATATTTAAATCAAAAATCTTTTATAGTGGGCGAAAATCTCACTTTCGAAGAGTCTGGAATTGAGGCAAGAGTTTCAAGTATAACTTCAAATGGAAGAGACATTACAAGTTCTTACATTTTAGATAATGGACAAAGAGACACATTCTATGATTATGGAAGAATAAGAAGAATTTCAGAAAAAGATTCTCCTAAGAAAAAAATTAAAATTTATTTCCAACGTGGATTTTATTCACCAAATGATACTGGAGATATTACAACTGTAAATTCATACACTTCTTTTAATTTTAGTAAAGATATTCCTTACTATAATGAATTGCGAAATACAGATATTATTGACATACGTCCAAGAGTTGCAACTTATACAATTTTATCTGATGCAAAATCTCCATTTGAATTTTCTGGCAGATCTTTTGCACAATCTGGAAATAGCGCAAAAAATATTTTGGCATCTGATGAACAAATTTTACTTGACTTTAAATTTTTCCTACCCAGAATAGATAAAGTTTTTCTTGATAAAAATGGTATATTTAAATTAGTTGAAGGAGTTTCATCAGAAAATCCAAATCCACCAACTTCTATCGATGATGCAATTGAAATTGCTCAAATTTTCTTACCACCTTATTTGTATAATACACAAAATGCATCAGTATCTCAACAAAGTTATAAGAGATACACGATGGCTGACATTTCTAGACTAGAAACTAGAATTAACAGTTTAGAAAAGTTCACAACACTTTCTTTACTTGAAACTGATACCGCAAATCTCTCAGTTCCAGATAAAAATGGAGTCAATCAATTTAAATCTGGATTCCTTGTTGACAACTATAAAAACAGCTCAAATCAAGATGTAAGAAATGGTGTAAAAAATTCAATTAACCCAAATGTTGGAGAATTAAGACCATCACATTACACTAGCGCAATTGATTTAATCTTAGGTTCAAATTCCATCATTGGAATTGGGCAATCATCAAATCCTCTTGCAGATTTAAATTATGTAACAGATCTACAAGGTTCAAATATTAAAAAAACTGGCGATGTAATCAGTTTAAACTATTCTTCAGTAGAATGGTTATCCCAACCTTTTGCAACTAGAACTGAACAGATTTCCCCATACTTAGTTAACTTCTGGGCAGGGACTCTTGATCTTACACCAGACTCTGATATCTGGGTGGACTCCGTAAGACTTGATCCAGAAAATCTTAATGTAGCAGGTAATTTCACCTCAACCATTGATAAAATTGCTAAATTAGAAAATTATGATTCTCAAATAGGATTTATTCCTACTATTTGGGAATCCTGGAATATTATTTGGACGGGAAATA